ACAGAACCTGGCAAAGAACTCATTAAGATACCCACTCTACACAACAAATACCTCAGTATTCTTACCAAACATAAAATTGCCTCTAAAAAGGCACATTTTGATTATCTCCGCATGAGAAAAATTAAATGGGAATACTACACAGGTAAAATGTCCCAAGATGAGTTACAACAATACGGATGGGAACCATTTCAGTTTACCTTGAAATCGGACATCACCACCTACTTGGAAGCGGACACAGATTTAATTAAACTTTTGGAAAAGAAAGTATACCACGAAGAAGTGGTATCTGTAATTGAGTCCATTATGCAAGAATTAAAATCAAGAACATTCCAGTTGAGAGATTTTATCTCATGGGAGAAGTTCATAGGTGGCCAATAATACATGCCTGATTTGTTACTATCCAAAAAGAATGAAGTCTACGTTAAAATAACTTGCGAAAAACATGTCGCCAAAGAGTTATCAGAATACTTCACATTCTTTGTTCCTGGATACCAATTTGTTCCCGCATTTCGAAATAAAATATGGGACGGAAAAATAAGACTTTTTAACCTTCAAAACTTTACCATATATTATGGTCTATTAAATTACATAAAACAGTTTTGTGAAGAAAGAGGTTATACAATAGATTATGAAAACAATTTAGATACGGAAGACGAATACTCCGAATATCATGCAAAAAAGTTTATAACACAAATTAATCCACATGCTCGTGGAGAACCAATCGAAGTTAGAGAACATCAAATTAATGCCTTTGTTCATGCGATGCAGAACAGAAGAACGTTGCTTTTATCTCCAACAGCTTCAGGTAAATCACTTATCATTTATCTTATCTTTAGACAACTCTGGCAATACCAAAATTTAAAAGGTCTTATTATTGTTCCAACCACTTCTTTGGTTGAACAGTTATTCTCAGACTTTGGTGATTACAATAACGGCAGTATGGAAGAACACATACACCGCATCTATCAAGGTAAAGAAAAAATCACAGATAAACCTCTCACCATTTCCACTTGGCAATCACTCTATAAGATGCCAAAAGAATACTTTGAACAGTTTGATTATGTAATTGGTGATGAAGCTCACCAATTTAAAGCGCAGTCCTTGACCACCATATTGACTTCTTGCATTAATGCCAAATACCGTGTAGGACTTACAGGAACGTTGGATGGAACGAAAACACACAAGCTAGTACTAGAAGGTCTATTTGGTACAGTCAAGTCAGTTACTACCACAAAAGAGTTAATAGACAATAAACAGTTGGCGGAATTTGAAATTAAATGTCTAGTCTTAAAACACAATGAAGTTATCTCCAAAGAGTTGAGAGATAAGACATACCATGAAGAAATTGAGTATCTTATTTCAAACAAGAATCGTAATAAATTCATTAAAAATCTTACAGTTAGCCTAGGTAAAAATACACTTGTTTTATATCAAATGGTTGACAAACATGGTAAAATACTGTATGATATGATAAAGGATACAGAGAAACTTGGCAATAGAAAAGTGTTCTTTGTACATGGTGGTACGGAAACATCCGACCGTGAAGAAATTAGAAGAATTATGGAGATTGAAAATAATGCGATTGTTGTTGCTTCTTTTGGTACTTTCAGTACTGGTATTAACATACGAAACTTACACAACATCATCTTTGCTAGCCCAAGCAAGAGCAGAATTAGAAATCTACAAAGTATTGGTCGAGGATTGCGGCAATCCGAAGGTAAAGAAATTGCCACACTCTACGACATTGCAGATGATTTGAGAGTAGGAAAACATATGAACTTTACTCTGAAACATTTCGTGGAGAGGGTTCGCATATATAATGAGGAGAGGTTCCCATTTAAAATCTATAAAATAGGATTAAAAGATGATACAAATAATTAGATTAAAGAATGGTGAAGATATAATTGGTCAAGTATTTGAAGATACTGGAGATTATGAAATTTTAGACCCTATGACAGTTGATATAGAGTTTCGAGGTAAAGAATCAGGCCTTGTAATGAAACATTGGTTGCCTGTACAGTTGATTGAACTAAACAGAACAATCATTAAAAAGGAAGATGTTCTTACTACATTTTATCCAAATAAAGACTTTGCAGAATACTATGAAAACACCGTGGAGAAACTTGCGGTGTTGTTGGAAGCAAAGAGAGTAACAGATAAAATGTCTGACGATGAATTGGAAGAAGTGATGGAAGCTTTAGAACAAGGTGATAATCAAACACTTCATTAATTAATAATTTCAAACGGCGACACACCGAACTTTACATGATGTCAAGCTGTTTGTCAATAGATTTAGTGGTATACTTGAAATGAGATAATTATGTCGAAACAAAAACATTATATAAACAATGCGGATTTTTTAGAGGCTTTGGTCAATTACAAAGTGGCCTGTAAGATTGCCAAAGAAGAAAACAAAACTGCACCTGCAATTCCCAATTACATTGGTGAATGTTTTATGAAGATTGCAGAGGGTTTATCTCACAAGCCAAACTTCATTAACTATACCTATCGTGATGAAATGATGTCCGATGGTATTGAGAACTGCCTACAATACTTTGACAACTTTGATCCTGCCAAGTCTAAGAATCCATTTGCCTATTTTACGCAAGTTATCTATTTCGCATTTCTGCGAAGAATCCAAAAAGAAAAGAAACAACTATACGTTAAGTACAAAGCCACACAACAAATGGGCATACTTGATGAATTTGAAATGTTAGAGTTTGAAGATGGTACCACCAAACAATTTGAACTCTATGATAATATCTCGGAGTTTATTGAGAACTATGAAGTGGCAAAAGAAACTAAAAAGGCCGCAAATAAAAAAGCAAAAGGTATTGAGAAGTTTTTAGGCGAAGAAGAATGAAAATAGGTTTTACATGTTCCACTTTTGATTTATTCCACGCAGGACACATGATGATGCTTAAAGAAGCCAAATCTCAATGTGATTACCTAATTGTTGGATTACAGACAGACCCTACCATAGATAGACCAGATACCAAAAACAAACCAGTACAAACGTTATTTGAAAGGTTTGTTCAGCTGGACTCTTGCAAATATGTGGATGAAATAGTTCCATACTCTACCGAAAAAGAATTGCTGGACATATTGCTTTCTTATCCAATTGATGTTAGAATCATAGGAGAGGAATATAAAGATAGTCATTTTACAGGACGTGAATTGAATATCGAAATGTATTATAATGCTCGTAAGCATAGCTTCAGTACCACTTCTTTAAGAAAGAGGGTTAGTGAAGCGCAAGAAAGGAAAAACAATGTATAAAGTTGTCTACAATTTAGATTCGGGAAGTTTAAGGTTTAAGGCTTTCCCAACCCTACATGATGCAATTCAATTTGCCAACAAACAACCTATTGATTCAGTTTTGGAAATTAAATACTATGACGATGTTGACCACAGAAAATCAGACCGTAACTAAAGTAGCAATTATTACAGACCAGCATTTTGGAGCAAGAAACGATTCGACACATTTCTTAGATTATTATGAAAATTTTTATAGAGATACTTTCTTCCCAACCATTGACGCTAGTGGCATTACTACTGTTCTTATACTCGGTGATACGTTTGATAGGCGTAAATATGTAAATTTCTTTTCACTCAAAAGAACTAAAGAGATGTTCTTTGATAAGCTTGCGGAAAGAAACATTCAAGTCTATATGTTGGCGGGAAACCATGACACATATTATAAAAATACCAATGATGTTAATTCGGTAGATTTGTTGTTGCGTGAATATGATAACATTACAGTAATTGATTCACCACAAACTATACATTTAAACTATGGTGATGTTAACCATGATGTGTGTATGATGCCTTGGATTTGTCCTGACAACTATGAACGTTCCATGGAAGAACTCAAAAATACATCAGCCACACTATGTATGGGTCATTTCGAAATTGCCGGTTTTGCCATGCATCGTGGTATGCCATCACAAGAAGGATTAAACCGTGAATTATTCAGACGCTTCGATTTTACTTTTAGCGGTCACTATCATCATCGGAGTTCGGCTGACGGTATTCATTATCTTGGAAATCCCTATGAACTTACTTGGCAAGATTATAATGATGATAGAGGTTTTCATCTTTTTGACCTTGCTACACGCAGTCTTACTTTTGTAAAAAATCCAAACGTAATGTTCCATCGAATTGTATATGATGACAAGGAACAATCAATTACTGAAATTACCAATAGAGATTTAAGCAAATATACCAACACTTATGTTAAGGTTGTGGTACTTAACAAAACTAATCCCTATCTGTTTGATAAGTTTATGGCAAAGTTATATGACATTAATCCAATTGATGTTACCATTGCTGAGGACTTTACTGACTTGACAGAAGGCGTAGAAGATGATATGATAGACCAAGCTGAAGATACTATCACAATTATTAATAAATTTGTGGATGGTATTAAAGAAGAACATATTGATAATGAAAAACTAAAATCCGTTTTGCGTGAACTTTATGTTGAAGCCTTAAATCAGGAACAGGCATGAATTGGATAGTTGTAGATAATACCTTTTCAACTGAAGAACTTGATAAGATGTGTGAGTATTTTGATACTCATGCTCAATCACATAAAGCATCTACGCAAACAAATAGTGGAAACTGGAGAATATCTAATGTTTCTTTTTTTGAAAGACCAAACCCAGAAGTTAAATGG